TTAGGGGGCTTCGGCCTCCTTTTTTTCTTCTGCCTTTCGCACGGTAATAGAAGGCTTACCCATAACCGCTATAGCAGTACCTATTGAGTTATCAAGTGCTGGTATCTGCATGATGTGATCTACTGCCTTATCAAAGTCACCAGTAACAAGATCAATACCAGCAGCACCTCCTTGCTCTATCAGCCCACCAGCAGGGGCTATAGAAGTTACTGCCCACTCAAAAGGATTAGCTTTAAATCTGTTGTACTGATACTGCGAAGTAGGCGCTTTGTTTAAAGTCATAACAGATAAAGGCTGATCTACTACTGCCTTGAATAGCAACTCTTCTCCGGTTATTTGATCTTCGCCGCCAGAAAAAATAAAGTCTCTTGCCTCATCAAGAACAGCATAACCTACACCAGCACTGCCTATGTACAAAGCTGCATTCTTAGCTGCTTGCCCTGTGTTACCTGCTCGTATTTCATCAATAACTTTTTTACGTAGCAAAGATCTTTGTACAATTGCAAAACCCATCAAAGTGTACAGCGGACGTATTCTAGGTTCAGTAGCCCACATTAAAGGACGACCAGCAACAGAAGTTAATTGTTGTTGTCCTAGTCCTGCATAAGCAAGATCAGACATTAGCTTTAGTTCCTTTTCTGACATAGCCTCTAGGTTTTTACCATGCCTACGAAAAGCATTAATGATGGTAAATCTTTCTGACTCTGAAAAGTAACGTCCCCACTTCTCGTTAAACTGCCCTTTCCTTGCTAAGTCATAGCCGTTTTCTATAACGCTGTTCATAACAGCGCGTTTACCTATACGATCCATGCCGCTAAATAAAGTATACTTCATGCCTTTCTCAAGACCTTTAGCAGCGTCTTGATTTAGCCGTCTCATAAGAGAAGGGTCATCAGACATACGACCTAGTTCGTCTACTAGCTTGTTAGCAAACTCACCCTGTGTCTGTCTGTTGATGCCTGTTAGCTCAGGATCTACAAAGCTTTTCTGTTTGCGGTCAAACGCACGTTTAGTACCACGGATAGTAGCAGCTACACCATTAAGCATAGGAGATACAAAGACATCGTGTAAGTTAAGCACAGCAGACTTAAGCGACATCAACGTACCACCATAAGACAAAGTAGATATCAACTGAGCAACCGCAGGAGCGTGTTGTTGAGAACCAATAACCATATCTTCTACAATGCGAGCGCCTCGTGCAGACACGTCGTTAGGTAAATCTTCTGCAAGACGACGAGCAATAGCTTGAAATGCTTCTTGTCCTGTAGGACTTTTAACACCAAGAGAACCTACGTCCATTCTTTTAACTATTTCATTTAAGAAATCGTTTTGATTAAGCAGCCTGAAGTCAGTAAGAAAAGGGTTTTGATATTGTTCTAGCATCTCATTTGTCGCTGCTTCTTTGTTACGTAGTGCACGACGAGACTGATCTTGCTGTACTTCTAGATAATTTTTTCTACCTCTAGCAGCATAAGCACTTTTCTCACCTAACTCTTTAATAGGCTGCATTTGTATATGTAAGCGGTCTGTAATGACAGACGTTTCTTCGCCTATGTTAAATCGTTGCTCCTTAAATAACGATGCTCTAAAATCAAGGTACTTGTTGACTGCTTGTATTTCTTGTTGGTTAACGCCAGCATTAGAAAGTCTTTTAAAAAACTCAGGACGAGAATTACCTTTTAATCCACGTGCATAGTCCAACATAGCTTTAGCAGCTTCAGGATTATTACGCCACATCTGCACAACAGGAACTATAGGGACAAGAAACTCATCATAAGCCCTGTTCATTTTAGCGCCTGATGACTGCGCTGCTACAGTAGCAACACCTGCCATTTCAGGACTCACTTTATAATACAAAGCGTCTTCTGCTGTATCTAAAACGCGAGTCGCTATGCCTACATCTTTTGTCGCCGCTTGTCTTCCCATAGTAAACGTAAGACGAGTAGGGTCTGCTCTCATACCACGCAGTTCAGTAAATTCATCTGCCTTCTGCAGTTGCTTTCGTAAATTAAACTCAACTTGCATCTGCTCTCTAGCTTTTGTAAATATTTCAAACTGCTCATCAATGGCAGGTTTGATATCTGTTTTTTTGTCTACCTTACCTATGCCGGGAATGTTATAACCTTCCTTCGCATTACCAGTAGCACGAACACCAGCATACTCCCATCCTCCCTCAACACGCTTTACTGTACCGCCACTGCCGTCAGGAGTAACAGCACGTGCTTCTATTTGAGGACGATTAGCATCAGTTAACTCTTTAATATCATCGGATACTTTAGTTATTGTTCTAGACTCTTGTGCTGCTGAAGCCAAAGCATTTGCTACAACTGTCTCAGGAGTTTTAGTCATACCTAAACCAGCTATGTCTTTAATAGCTGAAGATATCTTAGCTGGGTCACGGGCTACTTGAACAGCAGCGCCTCCGCCTAACGTAGCTAGTTCACCCGCAAGACGAGGACCAAACATTGCAGCAGTACGCTCTTCCATAAACGGTCTATCTAAATCAAGACCGGGGTGCAGGCTAGCCATTGCCTCTCTAATAGTAGGAACATCCTTACCAGTGATTGACTCATAAGGCACTCTTGCAATAGAAGCAAAAGCATCAGCCACACTAACAGCTGCGCCTACACCAGCAGAGGACATTTCTTGTATACCTTCTGCTAGGTTTTCAAGCACAGTATCCTCTGCCGCTTCTAAACGATAAGCAGCTGCTGCTCTTTCTTGTTCTGCTTGAGCAAACTCTTCTTCTAACTTTTGTCTTTCTATGTCTTTCTCAGTCAAAACAAAAGCAGAAGTTGGGTCAAACTTATTTACTTTTTTCGCAGAAGCAGGATCAAAAGCCATCAATTAAGCTCCTCAAATTCCCCATTGCCTAGATATCTAGCCCTGTTACCTGAAGCGTCTTGGTATACTTGACCTACAACAAACTCGTCAACATCTTTTTGCTCTTCAACAGGCTGTTCACCTATTCGAGAGCGGTATGTTTTTATTTGGTTTTTTATAGCATTGTCTCTTTCTATTCTAGCCAACTCTGTTGCTCTTTGACGTACCACTTCTTCGTCCTGCTCTGCACTAACAATCTCATAACCAAGAACAGTACTAACAGTTGCTAAATTTTCTCTAGCATCAGGCAACTTTGCGTCTATCTGAGCTTTAGTAGGTGGCTTAGTTAAAGTTTCTTCGAGATTACGTATCTCTCTTTTAATAGCATTCTTATTTCTAACATGCTCTCTTACAGCAGAGCCTACCTCTGAGTTAAGGTTAGTTAACTCTCTTTCTACTGCCTGCCTACCGCCCGGATTCCAAGTCTCATCGTTAGCAAAATCTGGCTGTTTATTTTCAATTTCATCAAGCTGAGAAATATAAATATCCTTTAGCTCTTGATCAATGTTGGAGTCTTGTATACGCTCTCGTAACGACCCAGTAGCTAAAGGCATTTTTGCCATTGCTTTCCTGTTAGCCGCCTCTGCTTTTGCATTTTGCATATCCAAATCAAACTTAACAGCCTTAGCTTTGTCTTTTTTTAACTCATCAATAACATCACCAAAACCTGATTTAATAGCGTTTTCTTCAAACTCAACTCTGACATTTTCAGGCACAGCATAGTACGCTTGAGCAATAGCTTCTTCTTGAGAAGCCCGCTTTTCTTCTTTTAATCGGTTCTCATTTAACTCTCTTCTAACTTGGTCATCAGCTTCTTCTTGAGTACGACCTGTAATAGTAGAAGGATCTACTCCTGCTTGTACAGCAACACGAGACATAATGCTCTCAATTTTTTCTTTTTCTTCAGGAGTTGATGCTGCCTGTCTGGCTGCTTCTAAGCCTCTTAGACTTTCAAGGGCGCTTGCTTTAACAGCCCCTCCTTTTGCAGCTTCTGCCGCCATAAGTTGCTGTGGTGTTTGCGCTCTTGCCGCCATAAAGTCTGCTCGTTCAACAGCACCCATACCACGTAGTCTTTGCATCTCTTCTTGCTGTGCTTGTTGTTGCCTAAGCTGACCCGGAAGCTGCGCTGCTTGCTGTGCAGCAGTAAATAACCCCTGCTGGTAAGTAGGTTGTAACAAACCTTGTAAAAATGTTTGTGAAAACTTAGCCATTATTAGCCTCCGTAGCCCATAAACTTCAATGTTTCAGCAGCTTGTTCAGCAGCACTAGGTTGCTTTGGAGGAGTCAATGCACCACGAAGCAAGTTAGCTCCGATTCCTCCTAACAAGTTAGCACGTGCCTGCTCTGATATAAGCTGTGCCTCAAGACCAGACAAAGTAGCCTCACCAAACAATCCAGCACCTTGCAACTGAGCCTGTTGTTGTAACGCCGCCAACTGCTGTGCAGGTTGAGTAGCTGCCATAAGTTGTTGCTGCGGTATGTATCCAGAACCAAGGAATGCCTGTCCTAATTGTGCCTGTTGCATCTGTTCTGCTTGTGCTTGTTGCATTGCCGCTAGCATAGCTCTGTTACGTGCTTCGTTGATTGCAGTTTCTTGCGCCAACAACTCAGGAGTAGCACCACCGTACGCCGCAGAACTTAAACCAAGACGACCCTGTGCAGCCATCCGTTCTTCTGTAGCAAGACGTTGACGTTGCTCTTCAGGACGTTGTGTCCTACGCATACGCTCAAAGATAGCTTGCTCACGGTCTACTGTAGGTTGTACTGCTTGACCAAAGAAACCACCAGCACCTCCTAAAAGTTGATTCTGCAAAGCAATCTCTTGTGGAGACAAGCCCATAGTGGTTTCAATGCCACCTTCAGGAGTAACTTGTGTTCCCATGCCAGCGCCAGTAGCAGTAGTCACAGTAAATGGTCTAAACTGTGTTTGCTCCATTTGTTGTGCGGCAAGAGCTTCAGCACCTGTTCTTGCCTCTCGTCCTATGTCACTAAGACGATTATAAGATTGACCCGTTAATAGACCACCAAGGACTCCAGGGAGAGCTACTGATGGTTGTGACAAAAAATCAGTAAGACCTCCTAAAAACCCGAACAGCCCTCCTGCTTCTGTGTTTTCTTCATCCATTGTTCTCTCCTAGTTAAAGTAGCTTTCCTATCAAAGCCATTACGTTAATTTCTTGTAGTGACAAAGCAAAGCCGTCAATCTCTGACTCTAAACCTACCTGTACACTTGTTCCATATCCTGTTGTATTAAGTACTCTTGCATTGGTCAACTGACCTGCTGTAAACTCTACCGTGGTGTACTCACTCTCACCATAAAAACCAGTAATCTGGTTACCTACTGTAAACTCTGCAGTAGCGTATGTTGTTTCAAAGTCGTAAGCCCACTTAAGAAACACTGTTGCGTTGTTTGCACCAACAAGAGTAGGCTTTAGCTTTTTTAAAATCTTAACTCTAGAGCTATCACCAAATGTTAAGCTTGGGCTGTAGTACTTGAATCTATAACCAGTACCGTTGTCACTGTAACCCGTGTAAGTGCTAATACCGTTACTAGTACCAATGTACAACGTACCGTTTTCTAGTCGTGTAAACGACGTAAACTTAGTAGAAGGCCAACGAGTAACACGGTATGATCCATTCTCTAATGTACTACGCACGTCAAAACAATAAGTAACATCCTGACCAGTAAAGGTTAGCAGGTAGAAACCTTCCTCAGGGCTGTATACAGACCTAAAAAACTCTGTTTCATTTTGTAGCGCAGCAATGATGTCTTTAGTAATGTTGCCAGACAGACTACTAATAGGTAGTGATTTTTCTTGTATTGTTCTGCCAAAGCTCTTAAGTCCTGTATGCGACAAGAACAGTACGTCTGTACCAGTGTACTGCACAGTGTCTCTGTCAACACAACCGATTCCTGAGACGGTATCTGCCAAAGTCATTGACGCAGGAGACGTAGCACCTTCGTAAACAATAATGCTGTGCTTGCCAAAAATAATTAACGCGTTGTTGTGCGCCGCTAAAGCCACAATTTCATCGTATCCGTCAGGCCATACCTTAGAGATATCTATGTTGCCGCTAGAGCCGCCGGTCCAATCATGCCCAATAAGTAAATCAGACCAATAGATGGTAGACTTGTTAGAGCTAAAGTCAGCCGTCCAAAGCCTTCCATAAGCCGCTAGAACCTCGTTACCGTACACAGCACTAGTAACACCAGCCGCACCAGAAACGCTACTGAGAGTGATTACAGAGCCTCCTGCGTTGTCGTACACAAGGGGTTGGTAACCACGTTGGAAAAAATAGATCTTGTCGTTAAACGTAACCAGCTTCCAGTTGTTTGCAGTAATGGTGTAACTACCGGGAGTTTCATCAACTAACGTAGTTGTACCGCTGATAATTTTGTTGTTGCCTACAGAAAATATCTTAGTGTTTCCTGCGTTGTCTTTGAACTCTTTGATAGCTCTTAACGAGTCAGTACCAAGGACAGTTTTGTTTGTAGTAACAACAGTGTGGCCTTTACGTGCAGCAATACGACCACGTTTGTCAATCACGGCGTTGTCTGCAATCTCTGCAAACGACGGGTCTTGAGCTAACGGCGAGTCTTCGGTGTTAACACCTTTGAACGCTGGAGCTACAAGATTGATACTTTGCAGTTGTTGAGCCATATCAAATAGTCCTAAATACCATCTCTTCAGGGTGCTTTACCGCGTCTATAGCAACAGCGTCAGATAAAAACTTATCAGCAATAGCAAAATATTCAGCAGTAGATGTACCGCCTGTCTCACCACGTTCACGTGCCAATAAAGCTACAGCAAGGTGCACTACAGGCATTGAAGGTACAAGTAACGAATCATCATTAACTGAAAGATCTGCTTGTCTTTTTATGACATCAAACCGCAGACTGTACACACCATCAGGAGTTGGTCCTACTAGTACCTGCGTATCACCACTAGCATCAAGACCGTTGTAGGTGTAATCT